CTCGGTACCATACACCCTTCGTGATCCACCCAGTCGTGTCGTGACTAGGACCCGAACTCTATGTGGGAGAGTCATAACCTCCTGCTTTAGGACAGGTCACTGTTGCACACGATGTTCCCGGATTGGCGTATGTTTTCGGTTCGGAGAACCGATTCAGCGTCTCTTCCAGGAGCTACCTGGCGAATTCACCTTTGAACTGCTAAGTTCTTGGGCTTATCCCTTTTTCAGGGGCTGATCTCAAGAAACTAACTAACCAAAGAGGGTGAAGGAGTTTTCGTTGTATTCGGCCTTCTGCCGATTCGACGTCTATTCCTGTTACCAGGCGATACCAACCTTCAAGTAAGATACTCGAAAGTTCGCACTCCGTGAGGAGATCGAGCTCAAGATACTCTCAACTTACCTTCCCATCAGTCCGTGTGCCCTCCAACCAACTAAATGGTTGCGTCCCAGGTAGGAATCCCTGGAACCCATTGTGCCGGTAACTGTATCGGCACTCTGACTGTGACCGCCACTTTGTTAAAACAAGGTGACGTATCACGGGCAATTATTTTAGTCTCGTAGTTCTTCATTTCCTCAATGAGGGTCTTGAAGAAAGACGGGGTTGGACGTCTACGAACAAGTTCGTAGGCGGGAAGCTTCATTCCCAGCACTCTTCCAATCACATTCGTGAGAGGTTCTAGAGGCGCTCGGAGGGAGTCTTTTGGCTTGGGAGCCGTAAAACGCCCCACAACCGCCCCTAGCTTCCCTGTCCGGACGGGTTTTGGAAGATCCTGTATAAGGGCTGTGCCCTTCAGGACATTCCAAACTCCTAGGCGTGGCTCGGGACCGAATAGGCTGGCAAGAGGCGGAATCGCCTCAAGCGTCCTATACCAGTCCAAGAGAACGTTGATCTCTGGCAGCGGAGCTGCTGGGTTCATTTTCATTAATGGTATCCCTATACTGTCTAAATCACGTCCCGCTTCTTCGAAGTGGGCCATGAGACATTCAGCTAGGTAACGCCAAAAGTGATTATTATCCCAGTCACTAAAGGGGCCTCCACCAATAAGTCGCTGGCTGGCGGACAAACAGTCCTTCCAGTCTTTGACCTTCTTGGTGTAGGTCTCTTGCACGAAGTACAAGAGGGAAACCTCAAGTGCCTTCGAAATCTCGTCTCTCAACGAGCTGGCCCCTGTTAGGGAGGGTATTAACATACCTAACCAATCTAAAACATGGCCTATCTGGACATCCTCAGTCTTTACGACAAAAGGATTCCGGAGTATAAACTCAATGTAGCGAGAAAAAGTCCCAACTACCCTTCCGGTGAGCTGCCCTTGCAGGGCGGCCCACTGAGCGGTAGTCAAAACTCTTCTGAGGAACGCACTGTCAGAGAAATTCCGACCTACGTATCTGTGGCAGATCCGGCGCGCCATCTCCTTCCGTCGATCCCAGTTTAGAGCAACAAGCTCTTCACCGAGAGAAACGGGGGATATGTTATCGTTACCGAGTAACGTTTGACTAGCAAAGTTCATAAGTCCCTTTTTAGAGACAAGTGATTTTGCTAGCCCGACAGTGATGCCGAACTCTTCACAGACTTGTAAGTAGGACTCTGCAACCTTAGCATCGGCAATAACTACGTCATCACCGAGTACTAAGTACTCCATGAACCATCCTCCTAATCCGGCTTTCCTTGCGGAGAACTGGACTAGGGCATGGTGCACTAGAGCAAGTGCTGCCCAGCTTGAGAGTAGACCCATAGGCTGTCCGCGCGTGTACTTCACAAAAGTCTTCCCTCCATCCTTTCGGATATCCTTCGGGGTGAGCCACTCGCGATCCTTCATGAGGCTGTGCCACAAGTCTGCTCCTTTCCGCCCTATAAGAGGTATAAGAACCTCTACATAGAGTTGGGAAGGAATCAGATCAGTTGCTGCTTTAAGATCATAAGAGAAAATCTCTTTGTGACCTTTAGCAGCAAAGGCGTCAACAGCTCCTTGTTGGTCGAAAGTGGCGTCGGTAGGAATTAGTCGCAATAAAGAGAAAATATACTCATGAAGTGGTTTTAAAGCCACCTGTGAGAAATAATCTCCAATTGCAACTACCCTTACCTTCCCCGCCGGCTCCGGAATGGAGTGGAGTCTACCCACTATCGGGGTTCTCCAAGAGTGTTTGACCGGATAAAGGCCATTGCCTCGGAACGCTTCAATCCAATCTCGAATCTGCCATCCCGCCAATTGCTTGGCAGGATCGGTAGACGCGATTCGGAGAGAGCGCTCCCGAACTGGAGACCCTATCTTACCTTTCTTTGAGAGAGGTTCGTATAGGGCTCGGAATTCGGCCATGGCCTTCTCATCGAAGGTCCATGGTTCGATTTCTCCATCCTCATCCATCTTCCCAATACGAGCTATCAATTTGGGGAGCTTACCAAAAATGGTCTGCTCCTTTTTATCGTTAACCGTAAAGGGTTGAGGGACTGGGATCTCCAGCATGGTCTCACGCCGGCCAAGCCACTCCTTCGCTTCTCTTGTTAAGAGTGAGACGAGCTGCTCTGCTCTAGTATCCTTCCAAAGACGGAACCACTCAAGCGGAAGATGACGCGACGCGTTATCCCAAGCAAGAAGATCCCATCTTATAGAAGACATACTTTGACCAGAGTTAGCACCTGCACTAGAGATCAGAGTTTTCATTCCGGATACATACTTCCATTCTGGAAGCTGTTTCCCGCAACGTTGCTCCAATCTCGTGTAAAGGTTGTCAAACCCTTGACAAAAGGCAGCAAAGTCACCCACTTCCCCTTTGAACTCAGGTGCTTCAATCGTTGATAGAGGCGAGATACCATGTGGACCATAAAAAGCCTTATAAGAATTTAGAAGGCTGGCCCACAGTCGGATAACCGACAAATGGTTCGAGCGTATTAACGATCGGAGTCTGGGATCAATGAAAAGTGGAAGACCCTTAGCCAATCGGACTCGTTGTCCGAGAGGTTCAGTGTCAGTGACTGGGTTCCCGCCGATATAAGAGTACAGACAGAAGAGTGAAATCTTCAATCTGGCTATTGTAAAGGCTGGACCATTGTGGCGAAGGAGGGTCTGGAAATGTTGGACGAAGGACATTAACTGTCCTATCCGCTTTCCCGGGCTCTTGAAATCTAGATAGTGTAGGAGCTCACGCGCCCACAGCATCATAATGGCCATCACATTTTCATGTGTGACATTGACCGTCTGTCCTTCTCCCCAAGGAACGTTTCTACTGATATACTTTCGTAAATCGGTAAATTCGGACCAAGGGACACGAGAAAATCCAGACGCAGAACTTGACTCTGATATTCCCTCACGGTAGTGTAGGCCGCCTTTAAGAGGCCGTTTTGAGTAAAACTCAAACTCGGAACTCGAAATAGCGTCTAAACTATCACAAAGGAACTCGGGGGCATTTTTTGCTGGAACGGGTTTATCCGTTCCTGGTCGTGCTATTACGGTTATGGAGATCCCAGCTCGAGCGAGAGTTCGAGTATGGACTGTGTACTCATGGGAGGTGAGATAAAGCAACCCAGACGGGTCGAACGGGTCTATGACCACGAACGGCCGCTGATATTGTAGATCCCAATCTACCAATATACGCCAGTGCGATACTGATCGCTCTGCAAAGGGTATGCTTTTAACATCGGCTTTGCTAAGCAAAGCTCCCTCTACTTCGAACTGATCAACACCTTTAGTGTAAAGACGAAAATTATGTAGGGTCGGATGGGACAGGAGGGGTGAGAAGGGCCGATAGAGTAAATTCATTGAATTGAAATATCGTGTTCCGGACAAACCCCTCTTTCCACTTGCGTGGGGAGCAGGTCTTGATTTCTACCCGGTAGTACCGGAAGGATTTCAGTCTGCACTTTCGCGCAAACATTCTTCACCTCCGCGGCCAGGGTTTGCTTTCGGGTCCTCTGGAGTTCCTACTCGGTGATATATTAGTTACTGGTACTTTTTAGTATCGTGTCTATTAGTCCACGAGTATGTTCTCTTCTTACAGAATGTGAGAGCTCAAGAGGTGTAACAAATCTCTAGGGTCCTGTGAAGGATATCTTTCGAGGTATTGCCATAGGCCTTATTGCTTAGTTGCTCTCTACTGTGTTTCTGGGAATTTCACCCATTAGCTACAGTGACATTACTAAAAGTTGCCGGTAGTGTTCCATATTCCGTAGTAGTTCGTCCCTTACAGGATGATCTACTATAATTGACTGCTATCAGTTTGATTTCTATTGACCTTTTTCAAGGGTCTTTAGTCACCAAGTCTGAAACACAGGAAATTAAAGGAGACCGTACGTCCTTGCTTAAAAGGCTAGCATACAGATTTGTTGCTATTTAAGTGGTGGCTCTCAGCCGCCCAACCTTTAAGAGAGGCCTACGGGTAAGCCTGCCGAAATCACCCCATTTACGTTAGGGAATAGAAACTCAGTTTCTAACGGAATCCATCTCTGACCAGTTACTTCCTCAGAAGTGGGTGAGAATCCCAGTGCGAAAGCACCAAGACTCAAAGTCCATCCTGGTAACCAGGCCAGCAAGGGAGTTCAAGCCTCCCG